TGCCATCAGCGTTGTTTCCGACACCAAAATTTGTTCCGTCCAGTTCAAGAGCGGTAACAGTGGCCCATAACACCATCTTATCTCCAGGTAGTGTTGGAGATCCAACTGCCAGTCTGTTTGTTGAAGTAAAATACTGTCCTGCAGGGGGTACAAATTTGATTAATCCACCTTGTGCAATATATTTTTTATTGTCACTTGCTTGAGGACCAACTGGTGCTGGTGCTCCACTTGACACAAATTTAAAATAACCAGTGGTTTCGTTATTGCTTGTAGTACTTTGATTCCATTCTAAATTTAATGTTGTTAAACTTGGACGATTGAAATTCTCATAATAGAATTCTTGCATGCCTCTACTAGCAAGCACAGGTTCAACTTGATTAACAATAACATTTGTGATGTCATTTTGATCAGCAAAGGTAAATGTAAAACTAGGGACTTCTGTGTTTTCATATATCATACCATCTGAAGCAAAAACATTTGTACTTGAATACTTTCCAGTGATATCAACTAGATCCAAGTATCTACTAGTACCAATTGAGCTTCTGTTGACAGCCTTAGACTTGATTATAGTTGAATAAAGAGTATATGGAAAATTATTGTAGTCTTCTCCATTGACCATTCTATCTTGAGTGTAGTATCTTGCCGGAGCTCTTTGTTTGATATCGTTAATATTTTCTCTGCTGGCGGCATTGCTCACTGGTACAGTTAACGCACAGGTAAAGGTAAGCGTTTCGTTTCTGCCTGTTTTGCTTACATAACCTATGTTAAAAGTTACATTTTGCATTTCGTCAGGATTGATAATATAGTTTAGGCCATTTGAACTTCTCACATAAGTTCTAAAGGTTCCAACTGGTATACTGCTAAACACACCATCGCCAAAGTTTAGGTTTATTTGATCGTTTGTTCGCGATGTTATACTAAAATATCTACGTTGCTCAGGAGTAAGTTCTTCAACTGCTCCAGTGTAAATGTTTTCAACCTTTTCCCATTCTGCAATTATTGAATTTTGTGCATTTAGTTGATATAACCAAACATCTTCGTTGTTGATGCCTTCTATGTTAACATTTACAATTCTGTTACTGATTCTTTCTCCAAGATTGAATTGTTGATCCTGAAGTGATCCTTGCTTGAAATAAAAAAAGTAACCGGTGTTTGCACTTGCATAGCCTTGTTTGTCATTTCTATACAACAAATTTAGTGGACCACTTGGTGCAGGAGCAGGTTCATATAGATAGGTCTGATTTAACGATGTAGCATTGACTGCTTCAAATGTCATGTTAGTACCATTCACAGTCTGACTGAATGGAACAACAGGCAAGAAACCTGCAATTAAGTTAAGTGTATATTCTTCTGTATCAATACCTAATAGTGTTTGGCTGTTTCCTGGTTTTCCAAAACGTTGGCTTCCGCTAAGAGCTGCATTCACAACAACTGTAAATTGCTCTAGCCAGTTTGGATTTGTGGTATCATTCCAATTGATTGTAATGTTTGATAGATTTACACCTGTAAAATCTATTACACCTTCGGTGGTGCTGATGCTTTGTACTTTTAGGAAACCTTGTGCCGCAGTGTTACGCTTTGGTGTATAACTAACTAGTTCTGCTAGTCTAGTGACACTGTCTCTTCTTTCAGCAGTGTCGATAAAGTTTTCGCGAGTATTAAGATCATTTCTAAAACTTCCTGCTTGACCCATGAAAGCCATAACATCAAGTATAGCAATAAATTCGCTAGACTCTATGTAATCATTGAAACTTTCAGGATAGTATAGTCTTATATAATCAATAAAAGTTTTACGCAGTGTTTCAAAATCATAACTTTGAAAGTCAGCTTCACGATAGGTTTGATAGATTCTCTTCCAATCTTCTACACCAAATATACTTGTTTGTCTTGTAGTTTTAGCCATGTGTGTTTCCTTACATGGTATTTATGAAAAGAATTAACTACGTAGTTTATCTATACATCTGCGTAGGCAGCTCTCATGGTTTCGCTATTGAAAAATATATTGAGAAGTTCACCTTGTTGTCCACTAACAGTATCAACTTCAAGTTCTATTAGTATTCCGTTCTCTTGTGGATAAACATTGATGTCCGAGACACTGATTCTTGGATCTTGAGCAACTATACGTTGTAGTTCTTTGTTTATTGCTTTTGAAGTTGGAGCGCCTTGAGGTTCAAAGATCAAACTCCATATAGTCGAACCAACATTAGGACGTCCAGGCATTTCACCTTGCCTAATTGTAAGTGCGTTCAATAGGTCACGTTTGATTAAATCAAAGTCTGTGACTGTGTAACTTTTGTACCTTCCAATAGTACTATATCCGATAAATGTTGGCATACTGTATTTACCTACGTATTTGTGGTATTATTTTGTGCGTCAAATTCCGCCTCAAATGCCGCAGTTTCTGCATCCACTCCGTTGACTTTCTTGTTTGTAACAACACTTGCTACCGCAGTATCAAGGCTACTTCTTACTGTGGTGCCAACTACACCACCACTGCCGGTTGAAAATCCTTGTACTTCATTGCTGAGTTTTTGTTGTGCTAACTGTATTGAATATTGACCGCCTCGTACAACTTTATTCATGTCAGAACTGGTAATTTTTGTACTGTTACTTCCGGCAAATGTTTCTCCAAGTGTTGCAGATCCATCTTGCCATTTTTTTACTGCGTCTGCTCCAAATTTACTTGCACCACTGACCAAACCGCCTAGTGCAGATTCATCTTCTAGTCCGGTTACTATTCCTGCATTCTGCAACTCGCCTAATCCTTTGTTGAATAAATCTGTTTTGGTTACATCTTGTAATGTTTCGTTATTTAAAAAATCACTAAGTCCATTAACTCCTTGTGAACCAGTCCACACACTTGCACTACTTAAAACAGTGTTTAGATCAGCAGTAGCATCCTTGAGAAAGAACTCTGCAGTTCCTGGTTTCAACAATCCTCCTTTTTCTAATTCAGTTGCACTAAAACCAAATTTTCCAACACCGTTAGCATTGGATATTTCATTGAAATCCTGAGGGACCAGTTTGCTAGATTGTGCTACCATACTGGTTACTTTTTCAGGTGGTATTTTACCAACGTTTGTTTTTGCCTGCGATTGTTTTTCATAATCTGCTTCTGTAACACTATCAATTTCTGTTGATTCTGCTTTGGTTACTGCGTCTTGAGTTTTTGGATCCAAAGGAACTTGCTCAGCAGGTGATTCTAAACTGGTACTAGTATTGACACCAGTGCCTCTTTCTGCATAAGGCTCATGTGTAGGAGCTCTTGTAACTATAGTTTCAATTGCATTTGGTTCCGGTATCCAACCTTGTTGAGGAGAAAATTTTGTATCTGCTAATCTTAACTTAGGTATCTCAACAGTTTTACTCACTGGTGGAGCTGATCCACTATTCAGTTTTATACATCCTGCTTCAAGTGTGAGTCCAGTGCCTGCACCCCATCCACCGGTTCGACTGTTTAGATTTAAACTGCCATCACTTTTGATTCCCACTGAGCTTTTACTATAGGCCAAAATACTGTTTGTGCCAGTGAGGCTTAAACTGCCTGTTTCGAGACTCATTGCACGTTTTGCAAAAATATTAACACTTCCGAGTTCACTGGCTATGTTTATATTTCTATCAGCATGCATGTTTAGTTCACCAGCACTTCTAATATTTAGACTGTTTGATGCATATAGATCAATGGTGCCTTCTTTTCCTAGTTCTATCCAGGTCTGTCCGTTTGCATGCATGATATGAATAGTTTGTTTGTCAGCAGTATCATTCATCATTATTTGATGACCTGCACTGGTGCGTATTCTTGTTAGGTTATCTTCGCCGGCTAGATCTCCGTCGTCCATTACCAAACTGTGTCCACCTTTACGTGCAATTATGGTGGTTTCATTTGCTTGAAGTGTACTGCTTGCTACCTTGGCTGCTATTTGAGCATCAGTTAGTCCACCTTGATATACTGGTCTTCCAGCAGTGCTTATTCCAAAAACAGTACTTGGTGATTCACGTTGACTGTTGGAACCTATTGGTCCAATAAGAGGATCCGCTATCACACCTTGCGACAACATCTGCCCTGCCAAAACACTGTGTACCGGTTTGGCTTGATCAAAAAATCTTGTATTTTCAGTTATTGCTTCGTTTGAATTGTTTATTTCTACCACTGGCAGTTTTGGTTTATTTGCAAACAATGGTGAATTACTATCGTCAACATATTTTTTACTTGATCCAATTGCTGGAACCATATGATTTAGTCCAGGAGATATTGGCATACCAAGATAATATCCTTCGTTTGGATCTCCATTTACAAAAAAACAAATAACTTTGGTTCCAAGATCAGGTGGAGTGCCAAAGAATCCATATGCATGATTATTACCGGTAAAACTACCTGGACCAGTTGGTTGTTGAGCACTTTGTTGAGTATAACCATAGTATGGTGAAATATAACTTACAGTACGCCATAGATCTTTATTATTTTTATCGTCGCCAGAAATATATTCTATGTAAACCTGTAATCTTCCTGCTCTAGTAGGGTCAATATTATTAACAACTTCACCGAGAAATGGACCTGATTCAGCCGGAGTACCGCCTTTGGATATCTTGTATGCTCCAGGTGTTCCTCTACTTCTTTGATAATTCTCTGCCATCTATTTCCTTTTATTTAAAAAGTGAACTCTTGTTTACACCGCCTCCTGAGCTGCCTACAACTTTTGCACCTCTTGCTTTGGCATTCTCTGCTCTAGCTCTTGCTTCTCTACGTCTTTTAGCAAATAAACTTTCTTGCAACGGACTTGTTTTGGTTCCAGCATCGTCACTTACAGTATTACTTCCCGGTTTGGGTTGAACAGGAGGCTGAACAACTGTACCAGAACGTGGCTGCCAATCTGATTCTCCTGGTGTAACGTCTGCATCATCTGAATAATTAACAGTTGCATCAGGCAACTTAGCAATCTTATTAGTAGTAGCATTATTTACTGTTGCACTCGAGTAGGGTTGAGTATTTGTTTTACTTCCATTAACAGTAGCAGCTTTAAAATTTCCAGCTCTTGGGTCTTGACCAGCATTTGGTTGAAATTGTCTACTACTACGTGCTCCAGGCGGAACAACTTTTTTACTTGCTCGAACTGCATCATCAACAACTATATCGCCACCGTCTGGATCGTCATCGACAAAGTTTTGTTCAATTTGTTTTTGTTTTGGACTGTTTACTGCGTTGTCAAACATCCTTGCTACACCTTGAATTGATTGTGTAAATTTTCCGTCAACAAACTTGTTTGTAACATTGGTAGCACAATAAACCAAACTTTCAGCGGCTAGGTTTTTCTCACCTGTGATTTTGCTATCAGAGTTTTCTGCATTTACAGGTGTCTCTCCAGTGGCCATGTTGTAGTCCACTGGTCGATTGAAACGTATTTCAAATAGTACCTCGCTGGCGTTGCCATTTACACTGCCATCAGGCTCAAATGCTTCGAGGTTACCAGCACTATAAAACAATTCACTTTGCATTATAAAGTCTGGGTCACCTACAATCGTAAGATCTGCTTTGCTTACATCTGCTGGAGAATACAATCTTGCAGCCAATTGAGCAGCTGGTCTACCAGCATCGCCTGCGGCACCTTGTGTACTTGAATCTGGCGAACTTTGAAAAAATCTTTTTTCGGCAAATCTTGCATCGTTTCCAACTGCTACATCTTCATCTGCAATCAATCCGTCTTTGCCCATTATAGTGACATAGTTTGATTTTACCTCTATGTCAAAATCTATAACTTCTGTGTTCAATCCGGTGAACCAATAGTTGTATATCTTGTGAGCTCCTCGATACATTGCAGGAGGAAAATAAGGTGATCGGGGTGTATTGATTTGATACCTTGAGATTCTGTAGGTTATCTGATATGCATAATCGTTGCGTATCTTGCAATACTGTTTTGGAGCAGCTAATTGAGTAATTCTGTACCATTGAACTGTGCGTACAGGAGGATTGCGTATTTCTTTGTTGGTTATTTCGTCAAATGCAATGGTTTGTTGGGCAGTA